AAAGCAATCCACGGTCTTGACGCTGAAACAGAACTTGCTAACATCCTTTCTACTGAAATTCTTGCTGAAATTAATCGTGAAGTAGTTCGTACGATTAACTCACAAGCAGTATTGGGTGCACAACAAGCCACTAACGCTACTAAAGGTATCTTCGATCTTTCTGTTGATGCTGATGGTCGTTGGTCTGTTGAGAAGTATAAAGGTTTAATCGTTCACCTCGAGCGTGAATGTAACGCGATTGCTAAAGCAACTCGTCGCGGCAAGGGTAACATCGTAATCTGTTCTTCAGACGTTGCGACTGCTCTTTCTGCTTCTGGCATGCTTGACTATTCACCTGCTCTTTCTACTTCTTTGCAAGTAGATGACACGGGTAATACTTTTGCTGGCGTATTAAACGGTCGCACTAAGGTTTACATTGATCCGTATAGCACTGCTGACTACATCACTGTTGGTTATAAAGGTACTAACCCTTATGACTCAGGTGTATTCTACTGCCCATACGTCCCTCTGCAAATGTTCCGCGCTGTTGCTGAAGATACGTTCCAACCTAAGATTGGTTTCAAGACCCGTTACGGCATGGCATCAAACCCATATGTTGGTAATGCTCCTGCTGACGGTCTTGCCACTGCGCGTTCTAACCAATACTACAGAATCTTCCGAGTTGACAATATCCTCAACGAAGCATAAACGTAGTAAGAAAAAGAAGAATAGTTTTCTATACTTCAATTTGAGAACCCTCGTCGAAAGACGGGGGTTTTTTTTGCCTTAAATATTGTATAAATATCCGTAAAGACACCGAGTACTAGTATGGCAACCCTAACTACTAATGTGAATTATCTACAACCAACAGGATTTTCTGTAACTATCAGTAGGGAGAATTATCCAAACCTGGAGTATTTTGCACAGTCGGTGCAGCACCCCTCTATAGATGTCTCTGCAGTAGAGATGCCATTTCGAAGAGTAAATGCTCCGATTGTCGGGGATAAGATTGAATTTGGCCAGGTTTCTTTCAACTTTCTCGTTGATGAAGAAATGAATACCTATAATGAGATTTACGACTGGATGAAACGGTTTGTCGAATCTCCTCAGGTAACAAGTACTGATGCTTTCAGAGATACATTGATTCCTACTGAATCGGACATAACAGTTTCTATATTGTCTAGTCATAACAATGTGGTTAAACAAATCAAATACTATTCTGCATTTCCTATTTCTATCGGCGATATTGAATTTACCACACAAACCAGCGACGTTACGCCGATTATATTTAATGCTTCGTTTAAGTTTGTATATTTTGAAGTAGTATAGTATAATATATTAAACCTTCCGCGAAACATACATTATGAATTTAGATAAAATATTAAAAGAATGGCAGACAGACTGCCGAATTGACCCCAACGCTATCGACGAATCCTCGCGGCAAACTCCTGAGTTGCACGCGAAATATCTGTCGTTATTAGCACATACAAAATTGAAGTTGAAACAAGCAGAGTTTAAACAGAAAGAACTTATGTTGTTAAAATGGAAGTGGTATCAAGGTAAAATGCCCCACGAAGAAGTTGTAGAACTTGGTTGGGATCCAGACCCCTTTGATGGTTTGAAAATATTGAAAGGTGAGATGGAGCATTATGTAGAGGCAGACCCAGAACTAGTGGCGAGCGAGGCGAAAATAGAGTATCTTAAGAATTGTATAGATACTGTTAAAGAGATAGTTGAAAACCTCAAGTGGAGGCATCAAACGATAAAAAACATAATCGAGTATAAAAAGTTTGAAGCAGGATTTTAATCAAATGACATCAGAAGAAATCTACGAAGAATTAGTTCTTAGATTTCCCAACTTGCCCAACTACGAACAGCATCCTAAACAATTTCGTTACTACGTAAACCTTTTGAAATATTATATGACCCGTGGAAATAATTAAACTCAAATTAAAAAACCATGCAATGCTACAACTTGTAGAGTGTTCTTCTCAGGTTGCTCAAGAATTGTACGATCATTTCTCTTTCTTTGTTCCAGGGCATAAGTTTATGCCGGCATTTAAGAAAAGAGTTTGGGACGGTCAAATCCACATGCTTAATCGTACCAACGGAGAGATCAACGCTGGTCTTTATAATAAAATCAAACGTTTTGCTGCGGAGCGTATGTACGCAGTGACCCTCGAAGAATCTTCTTATGGTTTGCCCAATCAGTTAAACTCTGTCAACCATATGGAAACCCTTAAATGGATTTCTACTCTTAAGAATTTGCCATTTTTACCAAGGGACTATCAATATGATGCTTTCACTCATGCTGTCGAGAACAAGAGAGCAGTACTAGTCTCTCCGACTGGGTCTGGTAAATCGTTTATTATATATTTACTGCTAAGATGGTACACTAACCTTTATTCTGAAAAAGTTCTAATCGTAGTTCCGACCACAGGACTGGTTGAACAGATGTTCAAAGACTTTGCCGATTATGGGTACGATTCTGAAGAAAATTGCCATATAATATATTCGGGTAAAGATAAGGATAGTGATAAGAAAATTATCATCAGCACTTGGCAATCTATACATAAACTACACCCAAAATGGTTTGAGCAGTTTGGTATGGTTATTGGTGATGAATGCCACGGGTTTAAAGCAAAATCTCTTTCTTCTATTATGAATAAAGCAATTAATGCTGAATATCGTTTTGGCACAACAGGGACTTTAGACGGTACAGAAACTAATAAAATGGTTCTAGAAGGGTTGTTTGGTCCGGTAACTAAGGTAACTACCACTGCTAAATTACAGGAAGACAAACAACTTGCTAATTTAGATATAGATATTATACTGCTTGAATACGAAGAAGATGTTAGAAACAAATTAAAAGACGCGACTTATCATGAAGAAATTGACTTTATTGTTAGTCATTCTGGGCGTAATAACTTTATTAGAAACCTTACCTGTTCTCTCGAAGGCAACACTCTTGTTCTTTTCAACCTTGTAGAAAAACACGGAAAGATTCTTAGAGATTTGATTGAAAATAAATTAGACGAAAATAGGAAATTATTTTATGTATCTGGTGAAACTAAAACAACTGACCGTGAAGCAGTTCGAAAAATTATCGAGTCACAGTCAAATTCTATTACTCTTGCTTCCTTGGGGACTTTTAGTACTGGGATTAACATACGCAATATCCATAACATTATATTCGCATCTCCCAGCAAATCGCAAATCAGGGTGTTACAGTCCATTGGTCGAGGTCTACGAGTGTCAGATGATGGCAGAACAACAAAACTCTATGATATTGCCGACGACTTAAGATATAAAGGAAAAACAAATTTCACCTTGCGTCATAGCGCTGAAAGAATAAAAATATACGATACTGAGAAATTTAATCATAAACTAACCAAGATAAAATTAAAATGATGTATGATGTAAAACAATTCAAATTGTCTGATGGTGAAGAAGTTATCTGTGATGTTGTTGATTGGCCGGAAGACGGCGAAAAAGAAATTGTTGTTAGGAACGCTATGAAGATTGCTCTCGTAGTTTCTCCAAACAACTTAGAATCATATTATACTTTTAAACCTTGGGTACAATATATTGAGAGTGATGATGAATATATTATAATCAACAGTGACCATATTATCGGCACTTCTAATCCCAACAAATATCTTTTGTATCAGTTTAAGTCTGCTCTTGAAGAGATGCATTTTATGGCAATTGACAGAAAAAAGGCTTTTGAAAAACAACAACTAGAACAATTAAAAAATCTTCAAAAAACTGCAGAAGCAATTGTTAATTTGGCGAAAAAGGATCATTTAGATTCTGCGGAGAATACAGTAAGTAATGTAATTCGTTTTCCAAACGGAGACGACATACTCCACTAACTCGTGTATACTACATTCCCTAACGCTAGAAGCTTTATTTTACCGCAAAATGATCATAATAGCAACCCCCTTGTTATAAGTTATTTTTTATAGTATAATAAATTTTTATATTGAATTGAAGGTGTTCGATGAAACCCAAAGACAAACCACATTATGTTAACAACGCAGATTTTTCTATGGCCGTTGTCGAATATGTAGAAACAGCAAACGCGGCAAAGGAAAATAATTCTAAAAAACCTGTGGTGACAGATTACATCGCTACTTGTTTTCTTAAGATTGCCGAGGGATTATCGCACAAGGCCAACTTTGTTCGGTACACCTATCGCGAAGAGATGGTGATGGACGCGGTCGAAAACTGCCTGAAGGCAATCGAAAATTACAATCTCGAGACTGCCACGAGAACAGGAAAACCCAACGCCTTTGCGTATTTCACTCAGATCTCTTGGTACGCTTTCTTGCGTCGAATCCAGAAAGAGAAAAAACAGCAAGATATAAAACTCAAATATCTTGCCGAGACTGGTCTAGAGACTCTTTTAGCAGAAGAGTTTGAAAACAATCCGGCTGCCGGACAAACCCATGCCTTTGTAGAAAGCCTTAAACAAAGAATTGACTTGATCAAAGAAAACGATAATGCAATTAAAGATTACGAAAAGAAAGAGAGAAAAAAAAGAACAGTCAACGTCGACTCAGATCTTTCTGAATTCTTAGTAGGTTAATATATGAAAGTAGCGATACTAAACGACACTCATTGCGGTGTACGTAACTCATCAGAAATCTTTATGGATTATCAAGAGAAATTTTATCGCGATGTTTTCTTTCCATATCTTGAAGAGCACGGCATCAAGAAGATACTGCACTTAGGTGATTATTATGAAAACCGTACGTCGATTAATTTTAAAGCGCTTAATCACAACCGTCGTATTTTCCTTGATGTGCTTAGGGATCTTGGTATTCATATGGATATTATCCCAGGAAACCACGATGTATATTACAAAAATACTAATAGGTTAAACGCTCTCAAAGAACTCCTTGGGCACTATATGAATGAGGTGCGCATCATTGAAAAACCCGAAGTGATTCAGTATGGAAGTCTAAACGTTGCCCTTATTCCATGGATAAATACTGAGAACGAAGAAAAGACAATGCAGTTTATTAAGAACTGCACTGCCGAAGTGGTAGCAGCGCATCTCGAGCTCGCAGGGTTTGAAATGCAAAAAGGTGTTAAGTCGGTTGGGGGTATGAGCGCAAACGCTTTCTCGAAGTTCGAGGCAGTGCTCTCGGGGCATTATCACACTAAGTCTAAGAATGATAACATACATTACCTTGGGTCTCAGATGCAATTCTTCTGGGGCGATTGTGACGACCGTAAATACTTTCATGTATTAAATACAGAAACAAGAGAGATCGAGGCAATCGAAAACCCGCATACAATATTCACCAAGTTATACTATGATGACACAGGCGAACATGCATATAAACTCGCGACTCAAAACTTATCTAAACTAGATGACAATTTCGTTAAACTAATTGTTGTTAACAAATCAAACCCAATAGAGTTTGAAAAGTTTGTTGATAGAATTAATTCAAGGAAGATTCTGGGACTGCAGATTGCCGAGACATTCCAAGACTTTACGGGAAGCAATGTAGATGACGAGAATATAAGTATTGATAATACAGAAAATCTTCTCTACACATACATAGATGCAGTAGATACTGATCTGAACAAAGATCGTATTAAGAATCAAGTACTTGAGCTGATGGTTGAAGCACAAACGTTGGAGATTGCGTGATCAATTTTAATAAACTGCGGTATAAGAATTTCTTATCCACGGGTGATAATTTTACAGAAATAAATCTTTCCGCCGAACGAACAACTTTGATAGTTGGGCAAAATGGTGCAGGAAAGTCAACTATGCTTGATGCATTGTCTTTTGCTCTTTTTGGTAAGGGGCATAGAAATATCAACAAAGCGCAGTTGATTAATAGCATCAATAATAAAGGTATGCATGTTGAGGTAGAGTTTGGTGCATACGGACATAATTTTAAAGTCATTCGAGGAATAAAACCAGTTATCTTTGAGATCTGGAGAGACGGCGAGTTACTGAACCAAGACTCGCACAATAAAGAGTATCAAAAAATACTCGAGCAAAATATCTTAAAACTCAACCACAAATCATTTCACCAAATTGTTGTTCTTGGAAGTTCTTCATTTATCCCTTTTATGCAGTTACCTGCCAGTACCAGAAGAGAAATAATTGAAGACCTCTTAGATATCAATGTTTTCTCTAAGATGAACGGTATCTTGAAAGATAAAATTTCAACTCTGAAAGAAAATATAACCGAAAACAATCACCAATTGGAGGTTGTTAGAACTAAGATAATGTCACAGAAAAAACATTTATGTGAATTGACAAAAATCTCTGAGTCTGCAAAACAAGAAAAGATACAATTGATTGCTGAAGAAGAATCAGAGTTGGCCCGCCTTAACACCCAAGTAACTAGTTGGGAAGATAGTGTTTTATCTGACCTTCAATCCCGTCAATCTAAATTAGATTCTAAAATAAATGAGATGGGTAAATACGTCTTTCAGTTTAATTCTAAACAGAAAGCATCAAACAAAGAGATATTATTCTATGAAGACAACGAAGACTGCCCCACCTGCCGCCAAACCATCGAACCCTCCTTCCGATTGGATAAGATACAGAACGCCAAAGACAAGTGGGATGAACTCGAAGAAGCAAGACAACAATGCGAACACCAAATAGGAAAGTTGACTAATGATAAAGAGAATCTTCAAAAATCTATTGACGAAGAAATTGAACAAAGAAACGAAGTCAATACAATCAAAGAAAAAATCTCTTGGACCCAAAGACGAATTACTTCTCTACAGGGTGAGTTATCCCAACTCCAAACAGGTGTACATAGCCTGCAAGAAGCACGAGATACTCTCATCAGTTTCGAGAGTCAACAAAGCGATCTCACAGACAAAAAATTAGTTCTTGCCGAAGAAAAAGAATACAATCAGGTTATAACAGAACTTCTTAAAGATACTGGTATAAAAACCAAAATTATTAAACAATACTTACCCGTTATCAATAAACTTACCAATCAGTATTTACAAATTTTAGACTTTTATGTCCATTTTGATCTGGACGAGTCTTTCAAAGAAACCATTCGATCGCGCCACCGCGACGCATTCTCGTATGATTCGTTCAGCGAAGGCGAAAAGCAGCGGATCGATTTGGCTTTGCTATTTACATGGCGGCAAATCGCCAAAATGAAAAATAGTATATCAACAAATCTATTAATTTTAGACGAAACATTCGACTCCTCTATGGATGCAGATGGTGTTGAAAATCTTTTAAAAATACTAGATACTTTAGGTATAGATACAAATACCTTTGTAATTTCTCATAAAGGCGAATTGTTAGAAACTAAGTTTGAGAAAAAATTAGAATTTATCAAACACAAAAACTTTAGCAAATTAGCTTGATATTGAGAATACATTATAGTAAAATAGAAATAAACTCGTTATAACAACAGGAGTAAACAATGAGTGAAGAAGAAGTAGTAGCAGTAGAAGAAGAAGTATCCGCCCCGCAAGAACCAGGTCTTTCTTTGGTGGATATCGCTAATGCCGTCAATTTTATTGATGCGATGAGTCAGCGTGGTGCTGTAAAGGGCGATGAGCTCGAAATGGTTGGCAGTTTCCGAAACCGCTTGGCCAGTTTCGTACAAGCAACCATGCCCCCGCAGGAAGAGGCACCAACAGAAGAAGAGACTCCATCTGAATAAACCCCCTTTTTGGAAAATTATATTATGCAACTTACTGAAACAACGATGCAGGTTCTTAGGAACTATTCGTCAATTAATCCAAACATAGTCATTACTGAGGGTAATACTCTCAAGACAATTTCAGAGGCAAGAAACCTTTTGAGTTCATCTACACTAGACGTTGAGTTTCCATTCACGTTTGGTATTTATGATCTTAATGAGTTTCTTAGTGTGCTATCATTAGTCGACCAACCAAGACTGCAATTCGAAGAGAATTACGTTGTCGTTGGAGACTTGGTCGGCACGTCAAGAATTAAATATTTTTATTCTGACCTCGAAGTTCTGACAAAACCAGCAAAGGATATTAAAATGCCTTCGACGGACGTTTCCTTTACTTTGACTCAAGACACTTTGAGTCGGGTTCGAAAGGCTTCTTCCGTCCTAGGGCATACTGAGATGTCAATCTCAGCAAAAGATAATGTTCTTTGTTTGTCGGTATTGGATAATAATGACAAAACATCAAATGCTTTTTCGATTGATATTGCTGGAACTTTCACAGAAGAAAACTTTAACTTCATTTTCGATATTCGTAATCTTAAGATGATTGACGGAGATTATGATGTTAATATTTCTTCTAAGTTGATTTCACATTTTGTTAATAAACAAACGTCAATCGAGTATTGGTGTGCCCTTGAGAAAACAAGTTCATATGGAGAATAAAATAATGGAAAATGAACAAATTGAAGAAATGGTAGATCTCGCCAACAGAATCACGCGAAGTACAGTTGCTGTTATTGATACAGTTGCTGCTCGTGGTGGGTTTCGTGGTGAAGAATTAGCGACAATCGGACAACTTCGCGATCAATGCATTGCAATGATCCAATTAGTAGAGAACGCCCAATCTGAGTTCGGATTCGAGGATCCTGCTCCGGTGGAATAAATTTCAATTACTCCGTTGTTGAATAGCGACAGGGCTTGCCCTGTCGCGCCTTTTAGTATATTATATTATGTTTAGGAGTAATTATGGATTCTTTTCTACTTGTCGAAAAATATAGACCGCAAAAAATTCAAGATGTCATTCTTCCCGTAAAACTGAAGAAGACATTTTCTGAGATTGTTTCTAGCGGCGAATTGCCCAACATGTTATTTACTGGTAGCGCAGGAACCGGTAAGACCACGGTTGCCAAGGCTCTTTGTAACGAACTTCATCTCGATTATATCATAGTTAATGGTTCGGAAGAAGGGAATATTGACACACTGCGAGGCAAAATAAAACGGTTCGCGTCTTCGGTTTCTCTACAAGGCGATTTTAAAGTCGTGATTCTAGACGAGGCAGATTATCTGAACCCCCAATCAACGCAACCTGCCCTACGCGGGTTCATTGAAGAGTTTTCAGATAACTGTCGGTTTATTCTTACCTGCAATTTTAAGAACCGCATCATCGAACCGCTACATTCTCGCTGTGGCGTCTATGAATTCAATACAACAAAGAAAGACATGGCGAAGCTGTGCGAACAGATGTTGAATCGAGTTATGGACATTCTAGCAAAAGAAGGCATTTCCGATAAAGGTCAGACCAAACCGATTGCGGACCTTATTATAAAACATGCTCCAGACTGGCGCAGGGTTCTTAATGAAATACAAAGAGCTTCTGTGGGCGGTGTGTTGAATATTTCTTTAAATGTAGAAAGTTCAAACTACGAACTCTTGTTCAAATCTCTTGCGGATAAAGATTTCAAGAAGATGAGAACGTGGGTTGTCAATAATATTGACGTAGACGCCTCTTCTATATTTCGCAGCATATATGATAATATGTATGACAAAGTTGACTCAGCATCAATTCCACAACTTGTGTTGATCTTAGCAGATTATCAGTACAAAAATGCTTTTGTTGCAGATCATGAATTAAACGTGGTTGCGTGTCTAACTGAAGTCATGGCGAATATAAATATGAAGTAATGATTAATTATCTCGCATTTATAACATCAATATCCTTAGCGTCTATTGCTGCATTTTTCTCAATTGTGGGATTATCTACAATATTTCCTGGCGCGTATTGGTCGGTGATAATAATGGCAGGATCATTAGAAGTCGGCAAGCTAGTTACTGCTGCGTGGTTGCATCTTGAATGGAAGAAAATTAGTATTCCAATCAAAACATACCTAACCTCTGCAGTAATTGTTTTGATGTTTATCACCAGCATGGGAATTTTTGGATATCTGTCCAAAGCACACCTCGAGCAAGAAACCAAGTCATCAAATAATGATGTTAAACTTGAGAACCTGCAGCGAAAGATTTCTTCGGAAACTAGAAAAATAACAGCAATTGATGCTCAATTAGATTCTTTAGACGCTGCCCTTGAAGAATATATTTCGCGCGGGTTTGTCACAAGAGGATTAAATGCTAGAGACGATCAGAAAGAAGAGCGATCGCGTTTAGAATCTACTCGAGAAGAAATATCAGATTCCCTTGAAGTTTTACAGGAAAATGCGCTAGAATTAGAGAAAGAGAAAATTGCCTTCGAGTTAGAAATTGGGGCAATTAAATATATTGCTGAGTTGGTATATGGCGAACAGGCGTCGAGTTATTATGACAAGGCAGTAAGAGCAGTTATACTTTCTCTGGTATTTGTCTTTGACCCTTTGGCAGTTGTTTTGTTGATTGCTAGTACCAAAGGAATAGTAACAAAGAAAGAAGAAACGCCTTCTGCTGTTGCAACTAAAGAAATTCTGATTATAGACGACCCAACCATAAAGCAGAAACAAGAATCTTCGAAAAACTTGAATCAACCAAATGCTCCTGGTAGCAAAAAATCTCGCCCAAAATGGTTAAAGAAAGGTGCTTATGCTAGTATTTTAGGATGGCGCAGTAAAAACGGCGAACTGTTAAAACGTCAGAAGATGACCCAAGAGCAAGTAAATAAATTAAATAATGTAGGAAGTGATAATGAACCCATTTGATTTTGTTAATTCTATTAATTATACAAAAGTCGATATTATGAATGATGATGTAGAAAAAAGTTATCTCCCTTATATTGTCAATAGACAATTATCTTATTTTCCAGACACTGTTGCTGTTGCAAATGAAATGAATAGATACAGTCAACTAGACAATAAACTACAATTTCATTTTTTACTAAATATAGTCAGAAAACGAAAACGTTTCTCCAAGTGGACGAAACCAATCGAAGAAACTGATTTGGAAGTTATCAAAGAGTATTATGGATACAGCAACGAAAAAGCGCATTCAGCACTTTCTCTTTTAACACCGAATCAAGTCGCAGAAATTAAGAAAAAGGTGTATAAAGGTGGAAGAAACTAAACTTTGGACACCAGCAGAGATGCTGGAAGTGACGCTGAACGAACCCGACGATTTTCTAAAAGTTAGAGAAACACTGACCCGTATCGGCGTTGCTTCACGAAAAGATAATAAATTGTATCAATCTTGTCATATTCTGCACAAACAAGGCAGGTACTTCATCGTTCATTTTAAAGAACTTTTTTTATTAGACGGTAAAAAATCTAATCTAGAAGAAAATGATTTGTTTCGCCGTAACAGCATTGCTCAACTGCTTTCTGATTGGGGTCTTATACAAATTGATGACAAATCTAAAGTCACAGAATGCGCTCCGCTCAGACAAATAAAAATTATTTCGCACAAAGAAAAAAATCAGTGGGAATTGTGCCCCAAATACAATATCGGAAATAAAACATAAACCTGTTGCTATTCTTATAAAAAAGTAGTATATATAGAAGTGTCGATGCGGAATTGTCCGATCGATAGACAACAATCTTGCTTAATTAAATAAGGAGATAGCAATGGTTAATACACGAACAAAAGTGTTTTCGTTCCCCCACTCTCGTTTCATTGGTTTCGACCACGTATGGGATGAGATAGAAAGACTAACTGCCGCTGGCGCAAATGAGAAGGGTTTTCCTCGTCACAATATTAT